ACTGGGTTAATGTAGATGGAGAAAGAGTTAAGTTAGACAACATTGATTATCTAATGGAACAAAGATTATTTAGAAGAACAGTTGCAAAACAAATAAATAAAAAACCACCACGAATCACTGTTAAAGAATTTGAGAAATACACAGATCAACTATTGCAAGGTGTTGAGATAATAAAAGCACCTACAGGATCCTCTATTGTAGATCAATTAAAAGAACACTTAGAAGAATTCTGTACAAATAGAACTGCAGCACAAACAACTAAGAAAGATATTTTAAATGGAAACGTTTACACTGAAGAAGGTAAACATAAATTTATATTTCATAAGTTTTATCATGGACATTTGCAAAGAAAAAAATGGCCTGAGAAACCACAAGTCACACAACAGATGTTAAAAGAATATTGTAAATGTAGTGATGACAGAATTATCATAGGTAAAAAGAGACCCACTATTATGGTGGTAGATGCTTTTGATAAAACAGAAAGCACTCATACACCTAAAAAACTGAAAGAAGAATCGCCTTACTAATGAAAACTATTGTACTAGGACCACCAGGAACAGGAAAAACTCATACACTTTTAGAGAAGGTAGATGAATATTTAAAGACAACTAGTCCAGATAGAATTGGATACTTTGCTTTTACAAAGAAAGCTGCAAATGAAGCTAGAGATAGAGCAATGAAAAAATTTAATCTAGAGGAAGATGACCTTCCATATTTTAGAACTCTCCACTCACTGGCTTTTAAATCACTAGGAATTAAAAAAAATCAAGTAATGCAGAAAAGACATTACGAAGATTTAGGTAGAAGAGAACATTTATTTTTAGACTACAATGATTATGATGAGGAAGAGACTGGATTGTTTACAACTAAAAGTGACTATCTTAGAATAATTAATTTAGCTAAACTTAGAAACATAAGTATTGATGAGCAGTATAATTTAAAAGAACATAATCAAGATGTTGAATACGAAACATTGATTCATCTATCTAATCGATTAGCTGATTATAAAAAAGAATATGGACTGATAGATTATAATGACATGATCTTAAAATTTATCAAAGCAGGGAAATCACCAAACTTTGATGCAGTCTTCATTGACGAGGCTCAGGATTTATCTTTAATGCAATGGGATATGGTAAAAAATATTACTGATAAAACAGTTGATTCTTATATTGCAGGAGATGATGATCAAGCAGTCTTTAGATGGGCGGGAGCAGATGTTGATTCATTCATTGCTCAAAAAGGGAATATCATACAACTAAAAGAATCTAGAAGAGTACCAAGAAAGATACATGAATTAGCTAACTCAATTATTAAAAGAGTTGATAATCGAATAGATAAGAATTGGAACCCAAAACAACATGAAGGAAAACTATCTGCTTACGATAACTTTGAAGATATAGATATGTCAGAAGGTAAATGGTTAGTATTAACTAGAACAAGATCAATGTTAGATGCACTAGAAGAAACACTTAGAGAAAAAGGTTTTTACTACGACAATAGATTTAAGAAATTATATGAAAAAGATATTCAAATTGCTGCAACCAACTGGGAACATTTAATCAATGGTCAGATGTTAAACTTTAAACAAATAGAAGATATTTCAAAATACATTAGTACTGAAAAATGGAACAAGAATAAACTTAAATCAATAGTGAAGAACGCTTTGTATAGTTATGATCAACTGCACAAGGACTATGGACTTGATACTAATGAAATTTGGTATGATGCTTTTGATCAAGCGGGAGAGAAAAGAATTAATTATATAAGACGTATGAAACGTAATGGAGAGATGTTGAACCAAGAACCACGGATAAAACTATCAACCATTCATAGTGCGAAAGGTGGAGAAGAAGACAACGTAGTTCTTCTAACTGATCTTACATACAACACTAAGAAATCATATGACAAGAATCAAGATGATGAAACAAGATTATTTTATGTAGGTGCAACCAGAACAAAGGAACATCTTCATATCATAAGACCTAAAGATGATAATAAATGTTACCCAATGGAGGAAATAATATGACCAATAAAGATATATTTAGTGACTCATTTCCACAAGATAAACAAATCGGTGGATCTCATTACAAAAAATTTAAGATTCAACCCTATGAATTTATTTCAAAGAATGATCTCTCGTTCTTTCAAGGCAACGTAATTAAATATGTTTGCAGGTATAAAAACAAAGCAGGGATACAGGACCTTGAGAAGATTAAACACTACTGTGATCTAGAAATATTAAAATTAAAAGATGACAAATGAGTGTAGGTAAAAATTGGAGTCTACATTACAGGGAGTTATATGAACCAAGGATTAAAAGACTGACAGAAAACTATAATAAAGTTTATGATGAGAACCAAAATATGAAAAAACGTTTAGAAAAATATGAAAAGTCAAGACGAATGGTAAACTATTACAACAAAAAGGAGAGAGTATGAGTTGGCAAGAATTTAGAGCAAGAGCAAAAATAATAGAACAAAACTTTGCAAAGAATTTAAAGGATCCAATATGGGCAAATGACTATCAAGATATGCAAGAGCATTGGGATGTGCAAGGAACTTTAGATGGTCAACTTTTAAAATTTGATGTCAAAGGTATGAAGAAAGTAAATCGTTGGGATAATAAACAACAAGATGATATTGCTTGGGTTGAAGGAACGAATGTTAGAGGTAAACCTGGTTGGGTAAAAGGTAAAGCGGACTACATAGTATTTGAAAGAACTGACCATTGGTTGTTAGTTCAAAGACAAGAACTACTAGAACATGTTGAATCTAAATTAAAAGAAAACAATTTTCAAAAAGGAAAAGGTGTTTATCAAATATATCAACGTGAAGGTAGACTTGATAAAATTACCATGGTTCCATTTGAAGACATAGAAAAAATAAACAATGTGAAAAGGATAAATAAAAATGCAGAAACTAGTATTTAAACCTCAGACAGAATGGTTACCACCAGAAGATTTTCCAGATCTATCAAAATACGATGAGATTGCAATTGACTTAGAAACTAAAGATCCTGATCTAATAAAGATGGGGTCAGGAGCAATCATTGGTAAAGGAGAAGTTGTAGGTATTGCAGTTGCTGTAGAAGGATGGTGTGGATATTATCCAATCGCTCATGGTGGTGGCGGAAACATGGATAAAACTATGGTTCTTAAATGGTTTCAAGATGTTTTAAATACTCCATCTAAAAAAGTATTTCATAATGCAATGTACGATGTGTGTTGGATTAGGGCCATGGGTCTAAAGATTAATGGACAAATTATAGATACGATGATTGCAGCAGCTTTATGTGATGAGAATCAATTTCGTTTTGATTTAAATACTTGTGCTAGAAGATATGTAGGTACGGGGAAAGATGAAGCAGCTTTATACGCAGCAGCAAAAGAATGGGGTATCGACCCTAAGGGAGAGATGTATAAATTACCTGCAATGTATGTAGGTCAGTACGCAGAAAAAGATGCAGCTATTACTTTACAATTATGGCAGTATTTAAAAACAGAAATAGTTAAACAAGATATACAATCTATCTTTGATTTAGAGATCGAACTATTCCCCTGCCTCGTTGATATGCGGTTCTTAGGAGTTCGTGTAGATGTTGATGGAGCTCATCAATTAAAACAAAAATTAGTTGGAAGAGAACAATCGTCATTACTAGCAGTGAAAAAAGAAACAGGAATAGAACCTCAGATATGGGCAGCAAGATCCATTGCCAAAGTTTTTGAGAAATTAAATTTACCTTATGATAGAACTGAGAAAACATCTGCTCCTTCTTTTACTAAAAATTTTTTACAGAACCACCCACATCCAGTGGTTCAACATATTGCAAGAGCCAGAGAAATAAATAAGGCTCATACAACATTCATTGATACCATATTAAAGTATTCACATAAAGGAAGAATTCATGCTGAAATAAACCAATTACGGGGAGATAATGGAGGAACGGTTACTGGAAGATTCTCATACTCAAACCCTAATCTTCAACAAATTCCCGCAAGAAACAAGGAACTTGGGCCTATGATTAGGTCTTTATTTATCCCTGAGGACGGCCATACATGGGGTGTATTCGACTATTCTCAACAAGAGCCTAGGTTGGTAGTGCATTATGCAGTTTTACAGAATCTATATGGAGTTGATGATGTATTAGATTCTTATAATAATGATCCTGATACAGACTTTCATACAATTGTTGCTGATATGGCTAACATTCCAAGGAGTCAGGCTAAAACAATTAACTTAGGATTGTTCTATGGAATGGGTAAAAATAAACTTCAAGCTGAACTAGGAGTTGATA